ATGGAAAAAATATATACGTTATTCCAATGCACGATACTGTTGCAAAAGGAACTTTAAAAAGCATTTTAATTCAAGCAGAAGTAGATTTAGATGAATTTATTGAATTATTATAAAATAAAAACTGATACAAAAATAAAATTTTATAAAAATATAATTAATGAAGATTTGCTGGTTTGGCAATAGTTGCTTTTATCGTACCCTTAAAAATTGATAATTTCAAGATAACCATTGACTAACTGCCGGCGGCGCCATACGCGTGTACTGTTTTGGTCTAAAGTTTTTTTTGCAAATGGTGTCAGTCTCCCACGCTGCATCCGGTGTACCGTTATCCGCAAGTACGCCAGAGAATTTGGGTGGCTGCTACCTTTGCGTTACCACCGTTAATCACTACTGCCCCTCATATCGCGTAGCAAAAATATTGAAGCGCGGGTCAGTGGGAATACGCATAAAGGCAGCAAGATTACCACGCGAGATGTCATTTCCCAGCCTAAAAGCAAGCTCAGTGTTAAGTTCAGAGAGAGTTGTTCTTAATGAGTTTTGGGCAAAATTAGCAAAAACATCATTCTCTCTAATCACCAGATAATTATATCTAGCATAAAGTCCTCTCAAATTATCATATGTAGCCTGATTAGGGCTAAGATAAAAATTTGTCAACGTTTCTGTGATTAAACTCATTGCATCTACTCCTCCAGCCACACCACTTGCTCTCCAATCGGCATAAACTACCGCAGGTATCAGCGCGGCTTGAGCGCGGACGGTATCTATACTCAGCTGAGAAAAATCATTTTTATTACCCCCATCTCGCATCACAAGTGATAATGCATCCACCGAATTTCCGGTAACCGTTCTGGTTTCGCCATTTGTTTCTATTCCTCCATAACTCAATATATATTGCCCATTTTGCGAATTGCGTGTCAATACAGCGTTATAACCTATTTGATTATTTCTCCTTAAAGAAAAACTCACTTTATTAAATTCCTCATTCACTATGTCAGCAATGAAGGCGCGTATACCATTGCGGTAATATTTTTCTATCTCCGCGCTGGTTACATTCCTTCGGTCGGTGATAAATCTCAGTATACCCTCGTATCTGCCGACTGCGGCTGTATTGCTGAGGAAGCGAAGTATTTGCAGTTCCTGAAATACAGCCGCGCCGAGTTTCAGGTCAACCCGGCGGGGATCGTTTGCGGGAAGTATAACTCCTGCTTGCTCGGGACGAACTTGTATTACGATTGGAGAATAATAAGATAACAAAGCAAATTCCAAAGTAGTATCCGTTAAAACTCGCGTATCATCTGGTTGTGCCGTAGCAGTATCTATGTTTAATGCTCCGAATCTAAGAATGTCTTCATCAGAAGCCGCCCAAATATAATTACTATGTAGGTTCACTTCCCCATTTCGGAATCCGAAATACTCAGAATATCTTCTGGTGTGTAATAAACTTACATCAGATAACGCACCAGTGCCTGACACTGAAACACTATTGTGTCCTCTGTCCTGCCCATACGCTATATATAGGTTTGCAAATTTTTAACTAAATTCTTATCTTAATGTAATTGTCTCATGATTTAATAAATATGTCAACCCAAAATTACAAAAATATCATCTTTTTTCTAACAAAAAAAATATGTCTCAAATATGACTCAAGATACTGATCTTCCCTGCCGATAAAGGTAATCCAATGGCAATTTTAGTGTTAAGCGAGACAGCAAAAGTTTTAGGTATAAATACCTACACCTTAGAAGCACTCGCCAACAACGGCAGTATACCATGTACACATGTTAATAATCAACTAAGGTTTGATACCATTGTTATCATGGACTGGATGCAGACAAACCCGAAAATATCCTTTTCCAAGGATCCTACCGTTAGCATTGCAAAACAAATTCAACACATGTTTCCTGAGGTACTAAACAATTTAAAAATAATTGATGCAAGATTCTCTCCAGAGCGAACACCAAAACTTTATTATTTAAGCAAAGTTAAAAGTAAAAAACATGGTTTTTTATACTATGTCCGTTACATGGTAAAAGGAAAATTGATACCATCGCGATGGAACACGCATACTAATATTTTAAAGGCAGCTGAATTGTATGCAGAGGAAAATAGAGAAAAATTACTCCAAAAATATTATGAACGTAAAAATCCCAAATATGCAAAATGCAGCATTTACCATATATTATCAACTTATTACGATAAACATTCAGAGCTTTTTCTTGAAGCGGAAGAGCGCGGCAGAGCGCTTACTGACAGCGTCCGTATTACATATCATAATTTCATCAATGGAAGATTTATTCCTTTTTTAAAAGATAATAAAATTGAAAAATATGAAGATATAACACCTCCATTACTTGCAAATTTTCAAACATATTTATTAAGAAAAAACCTTACTCCATATACAATTAACAGACGTTTCGGAGCAATACGTGCGATTTTCGATCATTTAATCATGAGAGGAATTATAATAGAGAATGTTATTAATAAAGTGACCGGATTAAACGAGAAGAAATCAAAGAAAAAAAGAAAAAAAACCAGAGGTGGATGTTATGAAATTAGCCTGCTATATGGTATTTTTAATAGGCAATGGAAAGAAGAAAAAGAATATCTTTTAAATTTATTAATACATACCACAGATATACGTAACAACGAGATAGAAAATATTACGCCAGATGATATATTTAAAATTAAAAATTGTTTTTTTATAAACATTAAAGGTCGGGAAATACACGGAGAGCAAATTAGTAAATCTGTAAACGGGATTCGAATTGTACCTCTGCATCCTTTTGTTCATAATAAAATTTATAATTATATTATGAAAAATAATTTTACAAATGATGATATTATCTTTCCATTTAAATCTGGATCTTATATTTATAATAAAGCAAACACGCTTTTATGTGAAAAATTGGCAGCAAAATTAAATATTAAAAAATCTGAAGTTAAAGATTATCTGGAAAAAGAAGCCATTACTTTTTATTCTGGCAGACATTATTGGAAAACGCTTATGAATTCAAAAAACCTTGGTGATGCTGAAGAGTATTTCATGGGGCATAAAATAACCGCCGATGTAGCAAAAATTTACAACCATCGTGATAAGCAAGGACAGGCAATTCTTGTGCAAAAAGCAAGAGAGATATTTAAAATACTTGATTCGACCTTACTTAAAAAAGCAAGTTTGAAAAAGGAAAGAAAGTCAATAATAAAAAAGCCGGCATCGCGAAAAAAAATACTTGTTGAAAAACCAAAGATTAAATCTGCCTAAGGTACAAAGTCCCAGCTTTTGTTAAGAATTGCTAATAATTTATTAGTCTTATTTTGTGCTTGACATAGCGAAGCGGGTTGGATATAATATAAGTATAAGATGATAAATCTTAAAACTTATTAAAGAGAGGCAAGACGATGAGACAAATTAGTTTGGATAATGGCTGTACATTTTTAACAGCCAAAGAAGCGGTAAAATCAGATGGTTATAATTTTGAGACTATCCTAAACCTGATGGATAATGACACGAGAGAAAAAGTACATAGTGAGTTGGCACCATGTGGCGAAGATGAATTCTTAGCAAGGTACTTGGAACTTGCGACTGATGATTTAATAATCGGTTAAGGTGACAAACATGGAAATGACAATTTATACCTACAAAAACAAACCTTATGAAATGTCCGCAGTAGATGATGGCAGTGTGGACGTAAACGCATTGATAAGCGCAGGCTTTGCCGATAACGGCAAATGCTATAATATAACCTTTGCCAAAGGAACGCCGGAAGCGGAAAACTTAATGAGATTTGCGGCAAAATATCAGGATGTTATAACGGTTTATAACGGTGATGATTGTGACAAAGTTAACGCTAACAAAAAACTTGATCCGACAGAAATACGCACAAAATTATTAGATCTTGCAAATTATAAGGAGTAGATTATGGCAAAAACTGTTGCAGTACAAATTACAAACGAATTGGATTTTGAGGACAACGGCGGAAAAACTGAACTGTACATCGGGAAAGAAGGTAGTAAGTTAAAAGACGCAGTTAAAGTAACAACCAATTACACGCGCAAATTAACAGATCAAGAGATAGATCAAGAGATAAAAAAATATATGTCAGATATTGGCAAAAAAGGCGGGCAGGCAAAATCAGAAAAGAAAACAGCCGCCGCAAGAGAAAACGCTAAAAAACCAAGGCCGAGAAAGAAAGGTAACGAGTAAAAAAGCCGCTTTTTATAGCGGCTTCCTTTTTGCACCTACCCCAATTCTTGTTTCAATCCGCAGGATATACAAACCCTGACTGTTGTAATTATATGGGAAATTGTAAAGAAAGTCAATAACCCAGGGCAAAAAACCGCTTAAACCCAAAGTAAAACCTTGTCAGAAATCTTCACACCCTTAGCCATGAGAATCCTGCAAGCAATCTTGCCCGCCAAATTGATCACGCAAAGACTTGATAGAATGATAAGAGGTATCAAGGCCTGAAAGTACTTCCTCATCCATTCCGCGACTGAGTTCTTCAAGTTCTTCAATTCTTTTGAGTAAGTAAATAACAAACCTGTCGTATTCTTCAAGTGCTCTTCGGAATTCGATCGCGCCGTTTCGGAGTCTTGCAGTAAGTTCTGTGATGAATCGTTCTGATTCTTCCAGAATTCCACGGCTTCGTTCGTTAATGTATCGTAACTGTCGAAGGCTGTCCATACTGTCGACGATAACTTCATTTGCATCGATGATAACTGGTTTTGTACAACATCCTGTGGAAATAACTGCAATGGCAAACAATAAAAAAACAGGAATAACAAACCAAATAACCTTAAATATTTTCTGCACATTCTTCCTCCTAAGCCATCAAGTTAATTTCATAATGCGGCCAGTCTTTATTAGGAGTCCAGTCCGCGCCGCAAACAAGGCCTGTCTCCTTGCCGCAATCTCTTATCGTATTAAATTGCTGCTGAAAATGCGCCAAATCCCATGTTGGATTACCGGCGCCATCAACCGGCAGCACGTCCATTGCCAGACCATCAAGATGTTTACTTTTCATTGTCCAGGTAATTATGTAATTATCTTTTTCACTTCGCAGCAGATATAGGTTCACGCTGCGGCGGATTTCATTTACCTCTTCAAGCGTCATTCTTCCCTGCGCAAAATATGCTTCCTGCACAGCTTTTTTCCGCCGCCCTTCAAACACAATGTATTGATTTTCTCCCAGCATGGCATCGAGCTTAGTTAAAAATGCTTCAAAAACATGTTTCGCTCTTGGATCTAAGTCCGCAAGCATCTTCTTACTTCTTTCTGTCATTCTTTCCTCCTTATCTTTCTAAATCTTTAATATACCCTTCATTTTTCTTAATGGGGTCGTCACATGATGATATGCGAGCTGATGCAGTTTTAAATTTACCTATCTCTTTATTGTATCTTTCGATTTTTTTCTGGCAGCCTTTGATGTAAATGCTATTAGCGCCGTCAAAAAATTGATATAATATATTTTTGACTGCTTCTTTTATGACCGTAAATTGCGCGTAAGATTCATCACAGCGGACCTGATTAACTTTAGCCAGGAGATTTTCATACTTAGCTTCTACATTTCTTAACATGGATTCTACATATTTATTTCGATTTGACTTTGCAAGTTTTTGTTTTAAATTATTTCTGCGTACTCTTTTTTCAAGTTCCACTTTTAATATCGATATAAACTTTTCAAATGTAAAAAAACAATGTTCTTTTAACGCAAGCTCTTCTACCTGGTAATTTAATCCATCCACAAGATCGTATAGTTCGCCGTTAATATCATGGTCTATCTCTTCGGAAAATTTGTGTAGGCTTTCTTTTAAAAGTATATCTTCATCTTTCCTGGCTAATAGACGGTATACTCCGCCGATGTTGACTTCTTTGTCTCCTAGTTTTATTGCAAAACCATTTCTAAAAACAATAGCGATTATCAGAATAACAAACACACAAACTGTGATTATATGTTCCAGGGACATATTTGCTGCATCTAATTTAATATCTACATCTGCAGAAATAACCGGCACGGTTATGCAAAAATAAATGACAAGTATAAAGATTTTAATTAATTCAGATTTTCGGCGCATAGACACTCCTTGCGCGTTCTCATACGCGCTAATTAGTTTGTCTATTGACGCCGAATTGTCAATAGGATAATTCAATAGTATCAAAATCCAATTAGCTTGTCAAGTGTTTTAAAAAAATATTTTTAAAATATTTTTTATATAAAAAATGTAAACAACCATCTGCTTAATTTATACCGGGGAATAAAACCCACGTTTTATCGGTGGCAGAATTAGCGGAACATGATCATGATTATGTAAGAACTTTTAGAGGAAATGGAAATGACGCTACAAACACATCTAATCAAGCGTACTATATAAATTTCCAAACCGTAAAAACAAGTACAGCAGGTAATGGTATAGCTCACAATAACGTCCAGCCCTATCAAACCTGCTGCTTTTTCAAGCGGACAGCTTAAGCGTTTCTTTTATAGAAATAGCACGTTTGATACATCATCATGTTGTTATGTGGTTGGTTGCTACCTTCTGGTTCTGTATCGATAAGTGTTGTATTTATGGTATTACTTCCGACATACCCCCAGCCATTTGCCAATGTCTTCGTCATATAATATTTATGGGTATGACTTGGCATTTCCGCTACGCTTAAAGTGTGGGTTTTATTCCCCGGATTTAATTAGGCAGTGCGCTTATAGAAGAAACACGTTTGGTAAGGTTGGATATTGTTGTGGGGTTGATCGCCGCCAGCTTCGCTGGTTTCGATTGTTTGTATAGTCATTGAATTAGGATTACTGGTAGGAGCGGCATAATACCATACAGGTGATCCAGTTTTTAAATTACTGAAGTTATGTTTGTGTTTTGCAAGTTCAGCTTCAGTTAAAACGTGTGCTTTATTCCCCCCTTTAATATCAGCAGCATTTTTAGAGATTTGCCCGGCGCCTACTGCGACCCCTCCGGTTTCTGAATTATCCGTGTTTGCATCACTGCTTCCAACACCAAGAGGTACGCGACCCTTGCACCATAATTCCCAAGTCCCGCCATGTTTGTCTCTCATCTGTGTAACAGATATTTCGTTAGCAGCTACAGTGAGATATATAGAGCCTATGTCATGACTTTCTAAAAATTCATTTTGTTTAATTACTTGATAATAAGTTCCATCCCATTGTAGTTGCAATGTATTATTTTTTTTCAAGTGTCCGTATCCGGCTGCGGCGTTGTTGTATCTTATCTGTGCTGCGCCAAGCCCATTTATATTTAAGGTCGGTGTTGCTGTTGTATTTGTTGTGGTAAATAACACGCTAATTATTGTAGATGTATTTCTGGTATAATTTTTTATTGTTACAATCTTTTCCACTGTTCCTGCAGCGGTGCTGCATACTCCAAATATTAATCTATTTTCATTCCATGCTTCTCTTTCTGCGGGTATTATGTGCGTTATACTGTCTTCTATATGAGTTTTAAGAGATTCAAATAATTCATTAATTGCGCCAATAATAGTTTTTACACCTGTCAATAGCGTTGATCTTGCGGCGCCAAACCATGCCCATACTCCGCCTGATGTGATTAAATTTTCACTGTCTAATGTTGGTTCGGTATCCGGATTATTAATTTTTTCTACATGGGCTGCGGTTACTCCTGATTGTATAGCAGCATTTTCAGCGGCCGTAAACGGTTCATTGTTTATACCAAATTCAAATTCCCATTGTCCGTTGGAATATTTGTGTCGAGTTTGTCCGCCTGTCCACGGATGCGGAGCGCCTTCATCGCTCAAAATATTACAGTAGTCGTTTTGAGTTGGTATGTATTCAACTCCGCCATGATAAAAAACTGTTGCTGTCGTTAATGATTCGTGAGTTGGAAACGGCTCTCCTGCTGCCGTATAAGTTACCCTGTTCGCCGCAATGTTGCTTATACTCGAGTTGACAAAATCTTTATCTGCGAGCTTATTATCCGGGTTTGCCTGTGCCGGTATCAAGGGATCATACTTTGCTGTAATTTCATCTTTAACCTGTGATGGAGTTTTATCTGTGTCAAAATAAATTTCTCCGCCCTCAGTTACATTCGCTGTTACAACCTGGCTACCTGCAATGGCGCCGTCGATTACGGCAAGCCAATCCGGGAAATCAATAACTTGTTTTGTATTATCCTGTAATATATTTTTATGCTTATTTGCTTTAATCTCATTGGTTGTGATTAATTCTATATTTATTTTATCGTCCTCATTTTTTCGCGTCTCTGCTTCCAGCCTGTCAGCTTCCTGCCGTTCTGTTATTTCTGCTTCTAATTTATCATTTATAGACTGATCCGCGTTTTTTCGTTCATCGGTTTCATCTTCTAGTAATTTTTTATATGATTCGAAATCCAGTAAATGCTTCTGTAATTTCTCCGGAAGCCCTTTAATATTTTCAGAATCAAAATATTTTAAGTCCTTCCACCTATCCTTACCGTTCCCCAGCTTTGCAAGAAGTCCGCCTTTCAGCGTTTCTTCAAATCCCCAAACAGACTTCGGTAGTTTTGGATTCGCTTTCTCCCATTCTGCAGTGGTCCCTATAATGTTTTTTGTCAAAATTTTTACGCTTTCTTCTTCTCTAATCATCTTAATTTCCTCCCGGATTGGTTTTGAAGATCTTTCATGCGGAGGAAATTAAATGTATTGATTTTATCAGCATCGGAATTCCGGCGCATAGACACTCCTCGCGCGTTCTCATACGCGCTAATTGGTTTGTCTATTGACGCCGAAATAGTCAATAGGATGATTTAATTCTATATTAAACAAATAATCTTGTCAAGTGTTTTTATCGTTGTACAATTTTTTCAAATGGCCAGCCTAAATCATATGTATACTTTTTTAATTCCATTCCAAACGCCTTGATACTGTTAGTATCTCTCAAGTTAAATATTTTTACATTCTCTATATATTCATCTGGCAATTCATTTATATATATTAAGAGAATCATATACATTGGAACATCATTCGAAGGAACACATAAACCGATCAAGCCATCATCTTTTTTATCTATTATAAAATATGCGTTATCAATGTATAAATTATTTTTAGTTACATCAACCATAACAAATTTATATTTATCAAACATTGAAGATGTTTCTTTAACAAAAGGTACATCCGCTACATTTTGGGAAAATAAATTCTGCACCGACAGAAAAACAATTAAAATAATTAATATATGTTTCATTACTAACAGTATAAAACATATAATTTTATAAAGTCAAGCATTTCCGATGTTCTATTTTTTGCTTCTTTGCCCCATAAGAGCCTCCGGATACAGTTCTATTTTACCGTCCCCATCCCCAATACCGGCAGCGCGTAATAATTCCTTTGTTCCTGATACCGGCAAACCTAATCCGATACCGACCGCCTCGGTAAATTTCTGGGCTGCTTTGATAAATTTTTGTTTTTGTTTGTCCGGGTTGTCTTCGCGTATGGCATTTGCAAGGTCTGAAGTACCTGTTAACGCCTTCTCAATAGACGGGAATATCCCGGAAGATCCCCAATATTTAGACTTGCCGGTTATTACCTGTTCTGATGTAGAATTCACCAACGAGCCTATTACCGGTACCGAATCCGTAAACTGCGTCAGCGCGTTGTATAATAACCATGCAGACCAGTCTCTGTTCTTTTTTTCATCCTCGCCATCATCATCGTGCAAGAATCCCAAACAAATACCTGCCATGACATAACCTGTAACCATGCCGACAATAGTACCAACTTGCTTTTCTTTTACAGCAAGCGGAAGATCATAGCGCAGATTCTGCCAGATAACATTTAAAGATACTTGAAATTGCAAAACAGCAGAGACAATTTCATTACGGTTTTTAAAAATAGGTGCAATATCGGCTGCGCGTGATGACGGCTGCAATCGCCTTACCATATCGTCAGCGCGGGCAACCGCTTCCGCGTCTTGCTGTTGTTCATTCATAACTTCAGAAAAAGCGCGGTTTACTTTGCTTTCTTCTGTCGGCAGCGCGTCTGTCCATTCTGCGCCGTGATATTTATCCAGAAGTTTTTGATACTCCGTTTCCTGTTCTTTCGCGACATTACCCAGTTCTTCCCGATACTTAGCAAGCCATCCTGGAGCCACGGCAGCCCAGTCTATCCATTCAAGTCCCTGCATGCCTAATTTATTAAATTTATTAATTTTACCCATTATTGGATTTTTATTATTTTCCATTTGTTCTTTAATAATTTTTATCATTGGATCAAATTGACGTGTATTCATAAAGACAGATTTTTCGCGGATAAAATCATTTACTTTGCCGAATCCCGCAGCAACTTCCAAACAGGCAGGAATATAATGCAGCGGAGATATTTCCTGCAAGTACGGCCAGGGAGATGTTACCGCCTGTAATAAAACACCTGATGTTTTCCATGCAAGATAAGCCGTTGCTGTTTTACCTCGCAGTGCGCGTACAAATTTATCTAATTCCGAACGCTGCCTTGTCGCGTTCGGGTTGGCAAATTCCGCGATAGTATCTTCAATTCGTTTAGTTGCAGCGTTTCCCCAGCGATCATTAATCGTTTGTTTTACGGTTCTTGAATCCTGCCCCTTGAATACAAAATTGAGAGAACGCACAAGCGGAGCGTAGGCAAGGAAATGTTCGGTATCGGTTACGCTCTGCGCCCATGTTTTATATAAACCAAGCTCGATTGGCGCCTGATGGTACGGCGATATATTAATACGTTTTTCACTCCAGCCTTTACTTACCCATTTCTGACCGGCGCCTGATATACCAAGCAGATCTTCAATAACACGATTCTGATTCTCGTCGCCTGTCTGTTCGCGCCTGTTCATCGGCACATAATCGCCTACACGCCACATCGGTTTATTGAAAATTTCTATCATAGCGCGGTTTAGCCGCTCGCCATGGTGATCATAATCCTGCCCGATAACCTTTTCCAATTCAAGATATTTTTTATTTTCTTCCTTTGCAAAAAAGCTGTTTGCAAAACTAAGTATAGCCATTAGGCGCGTATGTGCGACGTTTCCAAAAGCGGAAATATCTTCAAGAGTTTCATTCCCCGACAATCCTTTATAATGTTCTCGTTCTTTCGCATTACTCAAGTTCCCATACATAATTGCTTTACGTGTTTCTTCATTACGCACTCCGCGGACAATATATAAAAGATCGTCAACTGTCAATTTCCCGTTACTGACTCTACCCATATCAAGAAATATACTGTCTTCTTTTAATCGCTCAAAATATGGAATGCTTACTTCTTTGTACAGCTCGTCAATTGTTATATTGTTATCCTTCATGGCTTTATCGACTAACATTCTACGAGCCGCTATTTGCCTCTCTCTGGTATTAAACGCGTTATTCTCTCCCCAATATAAAAGACTTGTAAAAATACCTTTACGGCCGCCGTCCATCGCCGTAGTAAAGCGCCGCAGGTTTCCGTCAAAAAAGTTATTAAAAAAGGTGTTCTTTTTATCGCCGCTTGCGTACTTGCTCAACACTCGTTTTTGTTCTGCTTCTTTTCTTTCCTTTTCTTCCGGCGTATTGTCATCTTCAATTCTAAGCCCGGCTTTCTCAATACCTTCGATTATTTTATCCCGGTACTGCTGATAAATAATCCGCTCTGCTTCTTTTTTTGCGCGAAGTTCTTTACGCCCTTCAACTGTATACAGATCAACCAGCCTGGCAAGTTCCTCTGCTTCCAATATTGTCCATTCAGACAATGGTTTATTTTGGACGCGGTTATAAAGTTCAGGTCCAAGAGCCTCTTTTATCTTTCTCTCAAGTTCGGCGCCAATAATATAATGAACCTGTCCGTTAATAACTTTTTCATCGATATCCAGTTGGACGCTTTCTTCGTTTTCCTGAATAAGTTCTTCAAGTCCCAAGTCTTTTATAAAGTCAGCTTTCGGCATTAATTTAATAACCGTTTTTTTATCCGCGGTAGTAACAAAGTCCCAGCTTTTGTTAAGTATCGCTAATAATTTATTAGCCTTCTTTTCACCTACATCTTCAATAATACGTTCCCGGAATTGTTCATCTGTTTTCCATTGTGACCATATTTCCCGCAGCATCGGACCTTGAACGCCGCCAATCCACTTGTTTGCGCCTTCAATGATAGAAGGCTCAAATATGCGCTGTATTGTTTTTATAATTATCGCATGGTCGTAAGAAATATTTTCAAAAGAAACATTGCGTGTAATACGTCTTATGAGTTTCCGTTTTATTTCTTTTAATGCGGCAATAACACGGCGACGTTTATTTAAACCTCTTTGTTTTATTCTCTCTTCCGATCTCGCGTCGCGCCTTGCAAGAGATTCCCGGACGTCCGCTTCAATACCAAAAGCACGGGTATAATCATCAAAAGCCTTCATAGCCTGGTCAAAATCGGACTTGGCAAGGTTCGCCTGTTCCTGATAAGCGCTTGTTATGCTTATACCGTCTTCAATCATACGGTTTAGTTTGTCCTTTTCTCCGGAAAGCTTTTCTTTAGCGGCAAGCATTTTTTCATAAAGGCTGACCATTTTTCTCTTCGTGCTGTTGGTCATTCGCGCGAAGTCTTCGCCGATTTCAGTTTCAAGAGTTTTTAAAGCCTTACTTGCTTTTTCATATTCCGATATCTGTCCTTTTTCAAAAGCAGCGATCCTTGGATCGTCCATGGTAATTTGACCGCTTTCAATTTCTTTTTGCAGTACATGATCGCCTATTTCTCGCGCGATTTCTCGTAACTTCGCCATGGTGTCTGTCTTAACAGATCGAGGATCTGCGAGACGCGCTGCAGGCTCACCGTCTTTTATTTCCGCAAGGTCTTCAAGAAAATCCTCCTGTTTCATAATCTCCGCAAATACAGAGCGGAACTCGCGCGTTCTGTTTCGTATATAATTTTTAAGCCTGTCATATTGCGATGATGACAATTTCCCGATAGAGTTTACCTGCGCAGCCATACCGGTAATTGAGCTTGAGTAAGGCAGCTCCGCGCGTATCCTTCCCTGAAGCCGCTGTATACGGTTGTATTCGGTACCGTCTTCACCCTGCACCGGTTCTAGGGATTTATCGTTGAGAATACCGTGCATGGTCTTAAGAGCTTCTTCAACATATTTTTTATCCGCTTCTTTATAGAAACGCTTGTCAAGTTCCTTTGCTCTGGAAGTACTTTCCTCATCATCCTGGAATAAAGTATTTGCAAATATTTTTCGCGCATCATTCCAGATAGAACGGTACCAGGCATTATCCGCTTCAGTAGTTTCGCTCTTATTGATACTGTCCCGGAAGCCGCGCCAGCTGTCATGTTCAGTAGCACTTTCGACAATATCGTTATCGAGTTGGAAAAAAGTATTTTTTCTTTTTGGATTCCATGTACCTCTGTTATAAATTGATTTTATTTGTTCTGGAAAGAAAACTGCGTACTCATAAATTGTTCCATCTGATTCTTCTCCAATAATTCCATCGTAACCGTCCGCTATTAGAGTCTCTCTTATTTCCATGAAAGCATTATCTGTAAGACCTCCCTTTATACCTTTATAATTTGAATAGTTTCCTTTATAAGGATTTTTCATGGATAGATATACTGGCATTTCGATATCACCATATTCGCAATAAGGATCGCTCTCCGGCGCAAAAAAGAAAGCTGGTATTTCTACCATACGCCTTACATATGATAAATTAAATGCAGTGAAATTTCTCATTGTATTGTGGTATACAATTTTTGGATTTCCATTTTTGTCTACTACCTTTGAATCACCAAACCATTTTTTGAATTCTTCAGTATCTGTAGGTGTTGCTGTTTGGAATAATGTCTGCGTAATGTTTATATCGTTATCGTCAAATATAACGTAATTATAAGAACCGCCTCCGGCTTCTTTAGGACTTTTGTTGTCAAAGTAACGGATACCTTTTATTCCTTTTTCTAAAAGCCACTTAGATGCTTCACGAGCGTTTTTTACACCGGGAATCCATCCGTAAAGATGTTCTCCCTTTGCTTCTAATTTAAATCTTTTTTCAAAGTTATCAGCTGCTGGTTTTAGAATATCTTGTATTACCTTGGATTGTTTTTTATACAGTTTATTCCAATCTAATAATTCATTATCATCTGGTATTTCGGCTTTATAAAGATGTCCTTTTCCCTCTTTATTCACCTCCTTTCCATACCATTTAGCCACTTCTTTTTTACTAGAGAAATAATGACCATAGCCAAAAGCTTGCTCTCCGTATCCGCTGTTAATGTATGAATTATCAAATTTATTAAACAGTTCAGAGCTGCCATGATATGCTTTCTGGAATAAAGTTAATCCTCTTTCAATGAATATCTGGTCTTCTCTTGATACGTCTTCAGTTTCTTCTAAAAGAAAATATCTATCTTGTGTAGAATAATTTCCATAACGTTCGTATCTCGTTTCAACATTACGCGCTTCTACTTCTCCAGCAAGCCTGTGATATTGTTCATAAGCTGTAAGCCCGTCAAATTCGCTGTCTGGTATATCTCTTGTCTTTTTCCATTCCTCTCTTGCATTTTGATATTCTTCCCATGCGGCTTTGGCTTCCTCATCTTCTTGTATTAGCGCCATTGCTTTTCCGTCTGTGTCTTCGTTTCTATTTATTTTTCTTGCTTCATTTTTTAGCCAATGTGGTATTCTTTCCCAAGCGCGATCTCCTTTTGATTCTAAGCTTTGTAATAAGTCGAGTTTGTTTTCTGTTTTTTGATTTTTAAAATATCGCGGGCTTCCACCTTCGGCAAATCCTTCTTTAGATTGGATGTAATGTTGTATTTCGTGAATTAAAACCTTTTCTATTATCCCACTTTCAAATGATGTAAAAACAATATTAATTGAACTGTCTTGTGGATCATACCATCCGGCTGCTCCTCCTCTCGCATCCACTTTCCTTACTACAGTATCTTTTATATATGGATATGCTTTAAATAAATCATCATTTTGTACAAGTTTCCCTAGTGTTGTTTCCTCATCTAATTCTTCTGTCATTCTAATTAATTCTGATTCATTTAATTTTATATCCGGTATCTCATAACGCCATTTACCGTCCGCGCCGCGCTCCCATCCAGTTGCATGTTTAATCTTTAAAATTTCTGCTTTATCAAGTGCGCCATCGGGATCTGTTTCCTTGATAGCCTTGTATTCCATCTTTCTTGCAACAGCAAGATTGTCCAGCCTATGGGTTGATTCCTCGGCTCTATCAAGAGCGGCAGCTCCCATCTCTCCAATAATCTGAAAGAACGTCCCTCCCGCTTCATCTCTTGCAAGCCCGGCGTTCTGCATGGCGGCTTCAACCCTTTCAACCATCGGCGCAGATTCATCCGCGATAATTTTGCTGTTACTTTCGCGTATCTCATCCACTTTCGCCTTAATGCCCAGGTACCTGCGCAAGATGTCGTCTTTGGAAGTGCCGCCAAACATATCGTCCTGTCCGCGCGCTTCCTCCTGCAGGACGGCGTTAAGCCCTGCCATCATGTCCGCGAAAGCGTATTCAGTTTTCTCAAGCAGCCTGCCGGCAAGTTCAATCTCGATGTCCGTGGATATCTTCTGCCCCATATCCATTTCGGTTTGAGCCGCATAATCTGTTATGCTTTTATATTTTTTCTTGTTAGTCTGAATTTCCACTGCAATACTGACAGCCTGGTTAATCTCGGGAATAACTCCGTATTCGCCAAGCGCGGCATTATCAACTAACGCGGCAACGCCTTTAACAACACGCTTTCTAATATCCGCGGCTATTGATAAAGAGCGGATTGAATCCTCGTTTAGAACGCCGCCAAGCATAACGCTTTCAAGAAATTCCCTGCCCGATGAAGTAATACGTTCCTGCTGCTTTCCTTTAATTGATACGGTTTCCACATAGTCAGGGTATGAATTTTCAGAAACAATCCCTCTTTTCATCAAGGATCTGTAAATCTCTGTGGCTGCCTGCGTATCTTCATACAGATCAGTTATACTGTCGTAATTCCCCATGGCAGCGGAAAACTCGTTCCTCATGTCGTCATCGATGAGATAAGACATTTTAATCGCGGTTTCGATGGGAGATACGCTCTTCTTTCCGGAGCGATTAAACTGATCGAAATACAAGGGAGTATAGGCAGCAGGCGCTTTCACGACAAAATAAACTGTAGGATGTTCATACTTCTCTATATCTTCCTGTGTGAATCCCCAGCGTTCCGGACGCGATTTAAGGTAATCGATATATTTTCCGTCAGTGCCGTTTTTCGCGGCAATACGTCTTGAAATATCCCTGTTATTCCCGGAACTTGTAATGCCGTTTGTGTCAACGATAATCCCCATACCACGCTGATCGAATTGCGACGCCATGCGGATGGCGGCATTCTGGCTGAATCCGCCAGTGTAATCGCGGCCAACGTTCATGGACGTGCCGTTCTCATTTACCGGGAACCCTTCGCTAAGAGTATAATCCGCGTCAGGATTCACAGAAGGAGTGGAAATACCTGCAGCGCCAAGCTCGTAATGACCTTCAAGCACTTCGCCTGTTTGCAAGGTAATTTGATCTTCTGCACCCTTTACACGATCCGCAGCTTCCCATACATCTTTCGCCTTCTCAATTCTTTTTTCATTTTCTTCAGAATTTTTTTCTAAATTACTATTGACAGAATTTGTTTTTTGTTCGATACTAATAGTGGAGGGTGCAGAAATGTTTGATAGTTCTGTTGTTTCTTCCTCTACCAAATCCGATGACAGATTAACATCTCCGGTTTCAAGTGTAGAGGTTCCAAGTTTCGATGATCCTGATTTAGAGTTCGTACTCATGGACGGTGAAGTGTATTCAGGTGAATTATTTGCAGAAAGTTCTAAATCTTTTAATTTATTCAAAGTAAACTTTGATAAAACGCTTTCTCCTTCCCGCTTTAAAGTATTTGGTTCTTCATACAATGAGGGCCAGGCAATATCTCGTGAGATAGCTATAAAATGGCTTTCTGATAATAATGCTTGATATGCTTGATCGTAATAGTTTATTGACATATCCTTAAGAATAATTTTATCTGTTAACGCTTCCTCCTCTGTAAGGTTTCCCGCCTTTGCTTCGTTTTCTAGGGTTCTTTCTACTTCATATATTTTATGACCGTCACCTTTCTTGGCAGCAAGCATTTGTTCTGTATTTATTTGAACTTCAGCAATCATACCATCTGATAATTGAACATTAGTTAAAATGTCACGATAACCAGATTTTTCAGGTATTTTATACCTATCTTTTATTCTTACAACTTCATTGCGGCTATGCAATTCCTCTGTTATTTTAACAAGTGTTTGAATATCACTAACAACTATAGTCATTCCCATTACGTCAAGTATTTCTGTAATATCGTCACCGTCATTCAATTTGCGTTGTATTCCGTCAGCAGATTTTAATGGAAGCGGATTGTTTTTATTAGTAGGACGTTCAATTACCTTTGCGCCATATTTTTCTGCAATACTATTTACCCATGAACGAAGTTCTTCAATGTGTTTCTCTGCTTTATCTCTTAATTCCTGTGCAGTCGACACTCCAGTTTGTTTTGGTTTTAAATTTGATTTACCATCATTATTTTTATCAAGTAATGGCCTCTCCTCATTAAACTTTTTATTTTTCTCGTATGTACTTTTTTCGGAACGATCGCCTTTATTTTCGGCACGATTACTGGTATTTTCGGCACGATTACTGGTATTTTCGGCACGATTTCCGGTATTATCTCCCTTGTAAAGATTATCAAAAAACTCTTTAATCTCCGGAGACACGGCTTCGCGCTGGCTTATTGCGTTGAAAATTCCCTTAAGAAATTCCGCGAATTTCTCAAAAAATGATTTCATTTCCGGCGTAGGCGCTGCGCCGTCACGGCGCCATCTTTCAAGGTCTTCTGTAAAACGCTCTTCCTGTTCTACAGACCATTTACCATTCTTAACGCCCCAGAGTTTTTCAGCCTGCTTTAACATATCGCCCTGCAGGCGGCGTCTGTAAATGTGTCCCATTTCGTGAATGAAAGTTGAAAGATCTGCATTTTCGCTCAAATAAATAATCGCTCTCGCGTCGCTTTCAAGGTTTTCAAATGAAACGGCGCCTTTAATCTTGTGCCCTTCTTTTGCTGCGGCATAGATATCTATATTCGGATTGCCGGTAAACGCTTTTTCAAGACTGCCAAATTCCTGGTTAACATATTCCTCAAGAGATTTACCCTGCATACCGGCAAAATGTTCCCACTCCGCTGCCATGATCGCGTGTCCGGTATTATTCATCCGAGGAAAATGTCTGCGGAAATTATCAATTACGCGGTTTCTGAACCTCGCGCCGTCAATGTTTCCTGCGTCGGTTTCCATGTAATAATTCAATCCGCGGTTTTCCCCGTAAGGATTGTTATTAATTAAATCTTGACGGATGTTAATTCCGGCTTCAGTATTAGGATTCCAAACAAACTCTACGCCCTGATCCGCGAAACGCTCTGTAAACTCCTGCCATGCTTCGCGCCTATATTCCTGATTATCCCTGTCTGGACGCACATGGAACTCATCTACAATTACTTTGCCGTCTTTCTCATGGAATTTAATGTGAGCGTCAAGATTGTTTTTACTTTCAACTCTGGCATCTCCAAGTTTAAAAATACCGTCGTCAAGTTCCGAATATAACCTGCCATTCTGCCTGCGGTAGAGTTCGCCCATAGGGATAGGTTCGCCGGTTTCGTTGTTTGTCTTTTGTTCCTCGTATCCATCGCCAAGACCTTTAGTTTCCTTTATGCCTTCTGCGATGCGTGTTTGTTCGGCAGATATAATATCTTGCCGCCCTTCATGGATTTTAGATAACTCTCCGCTCCATTCTTCATCTGTCATCTTTCCGCGCAGCGGCGAATCCATATGGCGTTCTTTAAACAATTGCTCGCTGGGAATTGTATCCGCGTCAACGCGAAGTGTTTTATATGAACCGATACTTCCCACAGTATCGATGGTAAGTCCCGGAATACCCATAAACAGAGATGCCATAAACCCGGCTTTGCCTGCATTAGCGACACGCGCCAGATAATCATCCCTTTCAAGTGTTACACCTTCTTTCTGAATAAACGAGGCAAGCTCAACGCTTATGATGTCCGCGACTTCCTGAAACACTTCCTCGCTTAATTCACCTATGCTTTCACCCAAATACCTGCCTACAGGACCGGTAGCCATTTTTAACAAAACTCCGGAAACATGCAATTTATCAGATATGAAAGCGGCAGCACGTTTGGATATCGCCTGTTGTAAAGTGGCAGCTCCAGAAACCCTGCCTACAAGACCAGCCGTATTTCCAAGCGTAGATTCAATAGCCGCGTTAACCGCACCGGCTGCGATGGAAAGCGGTCCTGCTATTTTATGATCAACGCCTGCGGCATCAAGTCCCAGATATGCCTGTCCTGTCGCGCCTGACCAACCTGCAAGGAACGCTCCTGGCGCTCCGCCCAGCATACCGCCTGCTAAAACGTAGGTTGTATATAAAGACGATTCCGCCGCAAATTTACCGGCTTCAACGAAAAAATTTCTTTTTTGGTAGTCTGAAAATTCCTCAACGGTTTTATTTTCATTTTGAATTCTTTCCAGAATTGTTTTTTCAAGTTCTTTGTTATTGTATTTTCGCGCTTCAGATAGCTGCATACCAAGAAAATTCTTGCGCATGTTAGATCCAGCCACTGCGAAAGAGTCACGAATCGCGGCAAGGTTTTCTTTAGGAGTTCTGGCAGATTGTCCTTCAGGCCTTCCAATGATATATTCGTTATATGCCGGAAGGTTATTTCTTATTTTATCAAAATCTAAATCTATACCCAGTCGTTTAAAATTATCCAAAATGGTTTGAGCCGCAAGCAAATCATAAGCCTGATCTTCTTTTATAGTGCCGTTTTCAAGCGCGCTGCCAATTGCCGCGTATTGGTCTATATTAAAATTAAAACCATATTGTTCACGAATCTTTTGAGCGCGTTCATTTCGCTGCCTTGTCTCTTCAAATCTTTGTTCAAACTGTTTATCACGATCAGCTGCAGCATTATTGTTTTGAAAAGAAAGGCGTTCAATATTTTCCTGCGCCTGCCTGTTGCGTTCGTTTTCATAATTGTTTCCAAACCGGGAGAAAATATCACTCATCTATCACCTCTTGAAATACCCATCGACTGCCATTTATTTTTTAGAATTTCCTGTTCAGCCGCCGTTAATCCTTTCATTATCCTGTCCCAAACCGCAGCCGGTATTTGTTTTATGCTTTCTCCCGAATTTGGATTTATCCCTCTTTTCCAGAATTCATCAGGTGCAATCGAATAGTCACCCGGCATTTGAGCGTTCTGAATACGTGCTTTTCTTCTGTCCGGATCTTCCTCATTTTCGATGAGTTTAAATATTTCTTCCTGATGATTTACGGCTATTTGTTTTTCATGCTGCTTTTGAGCTTCGCCGTGCTGTTCTCTTAACCTGTCGGACTCTTCCTGACGCGTCTGGCTTTCAGTCTTTTTGAATTTTTCAGATCGATTCCATTCTCCATTGGTATTTTCTTCAATCCAGTAATCGCCTTTATCATCCGCGGCAAACTTGAACGTACCGTTTTCATCTCCCCTGCCTGTAATCTGGAATGTAAATTCGGCGGTTTCGTCATACGGACCTTCTTTAACATTGCCCATAACAATATTTGATTTTGGAATATGTGTAATATTTGCGAACTTATCCAAAGCTTCGCCTTTCAGATTTTCCATATACTTCTGATCACCGAATGTGTAGGTATTGCCCTGCATGGTGAACCGCGCCCACGGATGCTGCGCTATTTCATGAATCGCGTCTGCGAATTTGCGTTCGTCTTTTCCGCCTTTGTATTCGTTGCTGTTGTCAACAGTTTCGCGCAAGAATGATATTTTATCGCCGATCAAGAGTCCTACAATTCTTTGCGTCTCATTAAAAAAATCTTCAGGCGTCAATCTCTGCGCTCCGTATGAGTCAAGAACCCGATCCCAAAGATACATCGCAACCCTTTTACCCTGCTTATGGCGCAGCGCTCTTTCCTGTGGATCCTTCGGTTCGTTTTTCCATGGATTAACAATTGTGTCTAACAATTCAAGACCGGCTTTATAACCGGGATTTTCATTGAGCCATTGATCTTTTGCATCCTCCCAGAACCCGTGAAACATTGTTTCTTGCGGATATTTTAATTCGAGGTCATCAATACCAATGCCAATACCAGCGGCTAAATCTCCGCAGAAATTAATAAATGCCGATTTTCCTTCCTCTGCAGCAGTACGCCCTTCAGAAATATTGTTGAGAATGTACTGTCTATGATCTTTTATTATTTCTTTGTATATATCTTTTCTCGACCCGCTGCCGTCGCCGCCGTCAAGCAGCCCTGCAGGAAGCGGAAACATTCCCGCGATTCTAGGTTTATCGTCCGGATTGTAATTATTACTTTGTAAAGCCGCATCTCGCATTCTGACACCGGCATAATAATCCTGTATACATCCCATCAATTCGTTGTAATTTTCAGTTCTCATGGCGTCGTATGTTCGTCTGCGCCATTCATTGTCGAAAGTATCAAGCCTTGTAAACTCGCGTTTCCAGATATTTTTCTGTGCTGAATATTTCGCGGCGTCAAGTAGCGCCTGTTTATTTTGAATCCAGTCATCGATAATACCTTTCCCTTGGTGCTGCTTTAAAAAAGCGTCTTCAAAATCTTTTATATTTTTATCAATCAACGCATGAGCCTGTTCCACAGTTCCGATGCTGCTAATATCTATTGCAAGTGCATTATTAAATAAAGCATTTACGATTTTTGCTTTGTCATTTGCCGTGGTTATAGGATCCCAGCCATTCCTCTTGCTGTGCGATTCGTGCGCTTCCATAAGCGCTTCCATTTTTATATTTGTATCCCAATCATCAGAGTTATATATTTTATTTTTTAGGCCTTCATATTCACCTTCATTTCTTTTAAAACGCCATTCATCCTGTTTTAAATCCGCGTAACTTTTCGCATGTACCTGCGCAACCATCTCATGTTGTTTCATTTGGTCATGGTAATTCTGTGAACCGTTATTCCCAAGCGCTTGGGCGTATCTCTGCCCTATAAAGTTATTCATTTTACCGAGATATTCATCGCGGCGATAATTGTCATCATATTCATTATCTCCGCCGACAAACGGGTTATCCCGCTTCCAGTTCTCGATGTCCGTCAGAATTTGCATGGATTGAACTTTAACATCCAATTCATTTTTTTCTCTGAGTTTTGCGGTACCAACTCCCATCCATTGTTGTGCAAAATAAGTCGCTGCGTCGAAAGCGTCCTTTACCGTTGCGCGTGCCATATAGACTCCTTAAAATTTATTTCGATTCGCCATATTATTAGCGGTCGAACGGCCATATTTGAAAATATTTTTCCAATCCATATTATTCCAGTCCGTGTTATAACTTAACTGATGAATACCAGCGCCAAAGTTGAAGCCAGAAATGCCGCCGCCAATAATACCGGCAGCATAATCCAGGAAAGTGTTATTATTAATATCGTTTAAATAGTAATCAAAATTATCCTGGCCAAGTTCATACATTTTTTTGTTATACAGATCTCCGGCTTCTTTCATGTTATTCCTGTAACCGCCGGTTTCCCAGGCTGCTTTCTCGTGTTCGATTGCCGCTGTTGCACGGTCAGCATTCTGGGTTGTAGCGGACAATGTGTTTGCGTCACTGCGATTTTGTACCTCCATTTGCCTATCAAGGTTTTTGGAAATATAATCTCTTGTTAATTGACTGGCATCGTTTCCGCGAGTTCCGTTCATACCGTCGTAAGCCATAGAAGCGCCTATCGCGGAATTTGTCTGTATTTGCGCATCCTGCCCTGCGTACGAGCGTGAAAGCAGATGAGTATTGAATTGATCTGAAAACTGTCCTAGGCTGTCATGCAAAGATTGTTTTTGCATACCAAGCTGCCATAACGCTTCGCCTTTCTGAATACCGTACTGGTTATCGCTTAATTCATTTTGATACTTATACTGTGCCTGCGCGTTTTTGCGCTGCTGCTCGATAGAGCCTTTTTCTCTTTGCCGTTCCCTGGCTGTGTTTATTCCGCCAAAAAGTGCGCCCACCGCGGCGCCTGCCAGCATCCACCACATAATTAAACCTCCGCGTAAACCGAAAGGATATTACACCTGTTCGGCTTGTCATGTATAATTTCAAACTTTAGATCCGTTTTCGAACCATCAAGCATATTTACTATTTCTAAAACTCCATCTATCGGCCCATCGATATTACTATTTCCGGTATTCCAGATAAAAGGAACGTAGCTATCAAGCAGCCGTACGAATATACGGGTCATTGAAACTTTTTGCATTTTTTCATTTTTAATAACCGGCATGGACCGCATAAAGCTGGTATACGGGTACCCGATATAACGCGGATTTTCATCATCTGAAGCAGGCGGCAATTCATCTGGATTATCAAGTTTGTATACCTTGTTTTCTTTTTCGTCGTAAACAACCGCATGGGCTCTGTAGAGAGCAACAAGAATAATTTTTTCATCGTCACTGTTAAATTTCCACTGCTGCCAGCTGTCAAGGTAAACAGATCCGTCTTCATTTAGCCTTTCAAGGTAATAATCGCCGGACCGTTTTACAAGCATATAAATATCATCATTTCCATCTTTGCCGGGAATGACAGCGCAGCTTTCTATTTTGTCTGTGATATCACGAATTAATTTTTGAGGTGTAACAAACTCTCCCGGATGGCATTCACCGAATTCTTCATAAGACGCTTTAACTTTTTTGTTGTGTAAAATAGTAGCTTTATCAATTTCCTCTTGAGTAATAACATCTTTAATTGTTTCGCCTGTTGTAATGCGGGCCCATGCGAAAGTGCCTGTCGCGCGTTCATAAAGTAAAGTTACGACTTGTCCGTCCTCGCGTGTAACAAATAATTTCGTGTAGGGAGACGTAGTATAGTCAAATTCTTTAACGCGGCTTTCGTGGAGCATTTGCTGTGCAAGAAGCGTCATATTATTGGCGCGGAAATGGTCGAATTCGTTAGGGTAGTATTCGATAAGGCTTTTTCGCCCTGCGGCAAAGAAACAAGTGGCAGCGCCAACAGGCTCACCCTGGATACTGTCGCTGCCGTATCTTGATACAGCGACAGCCTGCGTATTGTTTGCATGTATATCGCCCGGAATAATCCATTCCGCCATTTCCGTCCCGATAATAATACCGCGGTTTACCGCCAGCCATTTAATTGCATCATTTGTGCCTGATGCAATCTCGAAGGTAAAACCGTCGTCAGGCGTTGTAATGTAATCAACTACACTTTCTTTTTCAATTGAGTAGAGCGGAAAAATAAAAGAGCCCGATGATAGATAATCGATTTTATTGACAATATCATGCGGCTTTCCGTAGTAAACCATTTCCGGATTATTTGCTAAGGGTCTGTAGCATAATACGTCAAGCGCGTTATTATTATGATCTTTTATATATTCAAAAAATTGGTTTATAAAAATATCATACATCGATTCAACGAAAGCAAGCCCTAACAAACTATTTGTATTTAATTCATTTAATTTAAAAGCCGACATTAGATATGTTTTTAAATATGCTTTCTCGTTTATACATCGTTTTATTTCTGCGTCTGATATTTCGAATTCTTTAATATCTTCGTACTGATTAGGAGTTGTTCCGGATTCTACAAACTTTTCAGCCCCATATAGCTGTAATAAAACTTTGCATATTCTCTTGCCTTTACCGAATTTTAATAAGTATCTCCCCCCTCGAAATAAACCAAAATATTTATCTTCCGAAATAAAATATTCGCCGGACCAGGAGTCAATATTATAAATATTATCTCTCCAGGCTTTACATGCATTAATATTATCCTGGCTAAAACCGATTTCTAGCAATTTGGTAGAAACCCATAATCTGGTACCGCTTATTTGCAATAGTTCGGTTCCTTCTTTAAAAAACCTGTGGTCTATATAATATTTTTTATTAGGATTCAGCTTTGACAATTCACCTGGATCTACATTAATAATATCCCGTTCATTGTTATCAATCCTGCCTTCGATAAGAGCATATTCTTTTTTTTCTGCTATGTATTTTTTACATGTTGAAAAATCGCTGTAGTCGCCAACCCTGCTTGCAAATATTCTCTGGGGGTTTGAGAGGGTGCCGGCAAATAAAAGTCTGTCATTAAAGAAGCAGACAGAACGCGGATAATTATTTTCCGATACCAGGTATTTTTTATCAGAATAAGTTTTATCTTCCTCCCCCTCATAAAGAGGGTTTTCTTTTCCGTTCTCATAAATTTTAATCCAGTAATTAATGCCGACAACGGATAAAAGCATAACGTTATCTTTGTATGTAATTAAAACGGGTCTGTAATTTTCATGGCATAAAACTATTTTTTCACAGTTTTGTGCGTATTTTACATCGTTTATATCATCCAGCGTCTTTACAAATTCCACATCCGAATAACTTTCAACAGGTATTTCAGTTATATTTTTATTATCAATTTTAAATATTTTAATACTTGTTTTATTGCCGGAGAATAAGGCAATAATAAATTTATCATCATGGTTTATAACAAACGGAATCAGTCGGCAGTCCCCTGGCATTTTAAAAAGCCTTTCTAACCCGCTGCGCCGTTTAATACCTCCTGTAGGGATAACGTCAAAATTTTCCAGATGCGCTGCGCCGCAGTGGTATTGCGGCAGATCGATACGACCGAATAGAGTTTTAGACAGTTCACCGCTTGCAAAGTTGGTTATTACCATTTCAATTCCTTATTAATATTCATGCGACTTGGGAAGCCCCAGAGTGTCTGCCCACCATGGATTACTGTCTTTTTTCGCAGTAACGATGCTTTTAGTTGATTTAATCGCGTCATTTTTTATTAATAACGCTTTCTGCATAAGAGTGTCATGCAGCCGCGGCTGTTGAGTATTTTTAATAGCAAACTTCGCGGCAAGGGACATCTCCAGCAGTTCCCAAAATTTAGGTTCCATGTCCAGTGCTTTATAATCCGGGTAGTCATCATCTGCAGGCGGAGTTTCATTTTCTAAAGAATCCTCTTGGATATCACCTGGACTGATTATTTCATCCGCGGCAATATCGTCCTCTTCCGGAGATCCGGGATAATTAACAAAACTAACATCTTCAGCACCCGGCTTAGACACAGCGGTTTTAGTAATATTTTTAGGAAAAATCTTTCCGTTCGAAACATAAAGCAGTTCCGCATTATTTTCGTTGGTACAGAGATAACCGCCTTCAATGATATAAAAAGCTTTTCCGGACAGTTCAATCGGCCTTGCGCAATCCTGCGGCAGACCGTATGTAAAACTGTAACTTGTGTTAGCGTAAGGGCGCCGTCTTCGAAGCAGACGCTTGCGCCGGCGTCCGGAGGTCCAAGGGACTTCGGATAAAAGTTCGAGATAAGTGGTAAGGAAATATGATCTGCATAAATCGAAAGTATATTTTTTATCTTTATCGAATTTGTCATCTCTTGATATCTTAAGAAAATTAATATCATTGCTGTTTAAAAGGCCTGCCGCATATAAAGCGCGGTTTACGAGATCGATTTTTATGTTCATAGAGTTTTCAACTCTGCGATTAAAGCTTCCCTTGCGTTTGTCAAAACACTTACAGTTTCAGGGACTTGGGCGAACAGTTCATTGTCATATCTGATTACGTTTATAGCGCTGTCAATTTCCTGTATTTTTTTAGTAGTGGTAATAATCTTTCCAATTCTGGTATCGTCGCCTTCAAAAACATTGGTAACTGTCATATATTTTCCTCTCGTTTAAAATGCGGCGCCGTTCTGCCAACGGCAGATTTCGGCTCGGCGCCGCGCTGTCAGGTAAATAAAATACGGCTAGCCGAAAGGCTTTCAACTCGCATGAACGCGCATCAAGGCGCGATTCTTAATTTTCCGGCCGCCTGCCGTTATATCAAGCGGCTATTCGCCGCCGGATACCTCTTCTTCCGCAATCGCTTCAAAATGCGGAACTTTCAATTTCACCGCAGAAAAGACGATATCACCAACTCTGCGGTACTTTCTCTTGAACGTGCAGTCCGTTTTTACACGGTACCTGTAAACCTTCTCTTTCCCGTCCGCTCCAAGTTCCGGCTGCTTCTCATCCGATTGCTCCTCATCCGATTGCTCATCCGGTTCCTGGCTTTTAGCGACCGCTTCAAAAAAGGCTTTCTTTTCCGGAGTCGCAGCGGTACCGTCTTTCTCAAAAGCTTTAAGGTCTTCTGAGAATGCGTTTTTCTGCGCCGGCGTCCAATTACCGTCTTTGACTTCATAAAGTTCTTGCGCCGATTTAAGCAGCTCGCCTTCAAGGGGGATTGTTTTACTGTTCACGTATAACAACTCTTTAATTGATTTAAAAATATTCATCTTTTAAACCATCCTTAAATGCCAAGGTGAGAGTTGATGATCGCCTGGACCCTCCCGGTAAAAATACCGGAAATGGCAACCTTCAAAAACTTGTACTTGGTTTTCGGAATAGGCAGGCCATAACCTTCGCCGATTATCTCTTCTGTTAGAACGCCGCTTTCGATGATTTTCTCGTAAGTGCCGCCTTCCGTATCGCTGCCCTTGAGCTGCAATGTCACGCCCGCCTGGCTTTCAATATTGCCTGCCGGCAGTTTGAGATCGACTGTCATGCGATCTGCAGAAGCTTTAACCAGATTGAGAATGTTCGGAAAATCTCCTGGAGCGTCCAGGGTTCCGAAATCGTTAAGCGCGTCATAATGAAATGTTGTATTGTTTCCCATATTTTCCATGCCCCCTTACATGACCTGATCTTCGGTGTATGCCAGAACGTCCATCTGCCTGCAGCGGAAGTTCCTGATATGGGTGATCGGTTTACCCCAAGGATCTTCACGCGTGTGAACCACATTGCCTTTATTGCTGGCAGCTTTATCGATTTTGTACAAAATGCTGTCGTTAGAGTACATTGCGTAAGTGGAAGCTCCTTTAGGCACCTTGTAGCTGACTTCGATGATCTTTTCTACAAGAGCATCGCCGCTCATGTCCTTTGTAATATTGGCAATGCGGATAACAGATTCAGGAATAATAACCGCAATACCATATTCAACAGAGAACCAGTCCTGATAAACACGGTATTTCTTTTCCGCATTGTTCGGATCCTGAATGGTTATAAGCCCGTTATCAATCCTTTCAATGCCTATGTTTTTTGCGCCCTTCGGGTAAATGAAATGAAACATTTCCCTGCCGATAGAGCACATATAAAGACTCGTCATGTCGTTATTGGCGCTCCTGCCGCCCGCGTCAAATGTTGTAATGTTATCGATTTTATTGCGCCTGACCATAAGCCCGTCGAACTCTTCGTCCTTGTCGCCGTCACCATTAATGATTGTTTCGCCCTGGGTAAGACCCATGCCTTTTACAATCGCAATGAATTCGGACCTGCGCGCCTGTTCGATGTTGCCTGTATGCTTCACCATGGAAGCGTCGACTTCCGCGTACGCTTCCATCATGGCGATACGGTCTTCGATTTTTGTTGTTTGCGTTGCGACTTTACCAACACCTCTGTTATAGATACGGTGTTCGCCGATTTTCTTGATGTCGCGTTGAATTGCCATGTTTCTGGTCCCGTTATTTGCTTCAAATGCCGGAACGTCAACAAGCATTTCGTTCGTTTCACGCATCAATTCTATGATGTGAAACGGATCAGGAGCGTTCTGTCTTTTTGTAAGTTCAAGAGCCGTCATCTGATCGTTCATATTCAATGTAGCCATTAAATAAACTCCTTATGTTTTAAACTGGATGGACCCTTCCTCGTATGCCGATTTATGGGAACCTCCAGCGCCTTTGCCTTTCGCGGCGCCGCTTTCCGCGGTCATCTCGCCGAAATGGATAAAGGCTTTTAATACTTCCGGGTTGCCAGACAGTCCCGCCTGTCTGATGAGTTTGCTCATATTCGGGCCTGCTGCCGCGAGCCCTCTTGTAAGCAGTTCCATCTTTTCTTTCGCTTTGGAACCGAACTCCGCCGCCAAGGCCTGCGTCGCTTCGTTTTCAGCCTGTAACATGGCAGCCTGCAGCGCTTGTAACTTTGCAGCCCCCTTTTCATTCAGGTTTTTAAACATCGCGTCAGCTTGTGCGGATGTAAGGTTTGCTTTAAAAGCAGCGTCGGCAAAAACCGCACCCTCGTTATCTTTCTCTCCAGCGAAAGAGTATCCGTCCGCTGTCTTCGGCCGCCCGGCTTTTTCCCAGAATGCGGCAACCTCTTCAGCTGTCGCTTTTTCTCCCGGGATTCCCCCATTTGCGGCTTTCGCGTCCAGCTCAAGGAACGCCTTCGCCAGTTCGCCGATCTTCGGGAACTTCGCAAGCTTTGCCGCCGACTCTGCGTTGGAACGCATTTCAGGTGGGAGCTGCTCGGCCCACGCGGCTAATTTAATCTCGCTTTCCGGATTAGTTCCCCCCGGATCGTTCCCCTTTTTGGGTTCGTCCTTAGGTTTACCTCCGTCCGCGCCGGCAGCGTCAAATGCGCCTGCTACTGATGAATCCGCGTTACCGGCTGCCGGTGTGCCGTTATCCGCTGAACCGCCTGCGGCGCCGCCGTCCGGCGCCAGCATGATGTTTAATCCCTTTAAAAGGTTTCTCATCATTTTATTAACCTCCTGCGGAAACGGCGGTCTCTGCGATAAAGTCCG